CGTTCACCTGCTGAATGGACAGTTATGTGTTTGAAGTTATACAATGCGCCTTTGTGTTTACCATTATACTGCGCTAATTTAGTTTTATATTCATCAACGCGGTCGGAACCTGCAATCATATGCAAGTGTGTAGCCCCAGCTTTATGTAACTTAGCCGCGTGTTGTAGAAATGTTGGATGTTCTTTGTCTGAGGTGCTCAGATTTGTATCTGGAAAGAATCTTTTTGCGTGTTTGAGTTTATCTTGTGCGGATAAAGGATTCTTCTTGGCATCTTGTGAGTGAGAGATTACAACATGGTGTGTTCCACCAACTTCTTTTGCAACCTCTTTTACTTTGTCAACAAGTTTGGCGTGGCCAACTGTTGGTGGATTCATACGCCCAAAGGCTAGAACGGCATGCTTTTCTTTTTGTTCTTCTAGGAACCGCTTAAAATCCATATTTTTCCCCGCCTCTACAGCAAGTTAAGTTTGTAATCTATTTATGTATTTAGCAGTTTTACGTAGTCCGACATTACTCCAAATGTGATTCGGTGCTTGATATCGTCTAATTCATACACTCTTTCAGGCACTCCAAGTATGAATGTTTGACCAACCGGTTCTTTTCCCGGATATCCAACGGTGTATCCCCATGTAGTTAGGACATAATCTTCATCGGTATGCCAAAAAGCATGTAAATGTCCTCTCAATGTAGTATCAAGTGCTTCACGATTCTTACAATGATTGAGAATAAATGGCTTTCTTTCAAGTAACCAATCAAAAGTTACATCGTGAAATTTCTCATCATGTCCAAGTTTTAGTTGCCCATCAATATTCCATAAATCAACTTCAACCATATATCCTTCATCAATAGCTTCTTGGAGATATACTGGGTCGTTTTCATGTTCAGCTATACGACCCTCTAAGTTTCCTCTGTGTGCAATATACATTGTCATTTTAATACCTTATTCAATCTAGTGAAATGTCTGCCGCCGTCAAACGAGGTAGTACACCAAATTTGAATCATCTTACGCATCATTTCTTCGTCAACATATTTAGATGGAACTGCAAAATGATTAGCACAATTGTGTCTTACTGCCATCTCAGCAGTAAATTCATCAAAGCAAAGTGCGGATATCAATCCTGCTTTATTAGCCGAAATGTTTACACCTTGACCAGAACGACAGAATGAAACGCCAAAGTCACAATCATTGTTGTTTATCAACTGCGCTGATTGGCTTACATAATCATAGTAGTCGCATGGCTTATTTACATATGTACCACAATCAATGTATGGTATTAAATATTCTTCCAGTAAGTCAATGAATTGTTCCTTCAATTCATATCCAGAATGGTCACAAGCAACAGCAATTGGCTTATCACCAAAGTTAGGCAATACTCTATCACAGAAAAATTGAAATGTTGCTGGTGTGCCAAGAATGTGCATCTTCTCTGTATCACATGCAGTAACTTTCAATCTATCACGGATCATGTAGTTGTAAATTGGTGCAATATAATACTCACCCTTGATTAACAATTCTTGGTCAATCGCTTCCCATGCGTATTGCAAGAACATTTTACCAGTCTTGAAATAATATAGTCCAACGTTAGCGTGTTCACTAATAACTTCTTTCTCAACCACTCGGGTTACATTACCGCCTTCACCAATCTCAGCATAGCTGTGGTCAGGACTATTTGCTTGGAATGTTAATAGAAAGCCATCGGTATCACTTGAGATACAATCTGGCTTGAACTGAGGAAGAAAATATACATCAGGAGTGTAAATGTAAAGAGGTAATTCATTGTTGATATATTCTTCCGCTAATGTGCAAGTTTCTAGTGCGCCCTGTGTTACATGGTCAACTGTTACAATGGAGATATCATCACCAAACTTTTGCTTCAAAATCTTATCAATGCTAAAATTGTAAATGTGATCCAGTCTAACAATAAAAATCAAGTTACAATCAGATGTGTCAATAGATTCTAATGACCAATCAATAACATGTTTGCCTTTAGCCAAAATCAATGGCTTAGGCATTAAATAACCAGCATCAATAAATCGTTGTGCTTTGCCAGCAATTGGCAAAACTAAATTATATTTTTTCATTATATTTCCTAATCAAATCAGCAGTGGTAATGTGTGCAAATTCTATAGCACCATGCAATGACCACTTCTTATGTATAGCGTATAAAAAGCACGATGCGAACATATCACCAGCGCCTAGGACGTTTGCTTCTTCTACCATATGAGTTCTGTGCATCAAGTATGGCTGTACTAGATTGCCACTAAAAATGATGCTACCTTTTGGTGAATGAGAAATTACCAATCCAACAGAATAATCTTTCAGTTTTTGAACATCATGTTCATCATCAGATACGAAAAGATAGTCCACATATTGAAGTAGGTTATAGTCTAACTCTCTACCTTTACATAAGTCGGCACTAACAATACCTCTTAAATTCGGCAGAAAAGATGTGTCTTCCAATTCATTTAAATAAAGCACATGTGAAATTCTTGATGGCTTTATTTCTGTCTGTAGATAAGTTTCGTTTAAGTTTGCTTTGGATGTTCTTGTAGATGTTTTTCTATCAATAGTAATCTCAGCAGTACCAACGACAGAGGGCATCAAACCAATCTGTAGATTTTTATCCAATTCAATAAATGTTTTCCAGCAGTTATACAAACCACCAAGAGACATTGTTTCCTTGTCGCCGTCAATAATAGTATCATTGGTCAAATGACCATACAAAGTAATATCAAACATTAAAATTTCTCACGTAAATCTAATTCATAAACTTTATCTAAATGGTCAGCAAAGTTACCAGTGCTGATTAGTCCCTTAGCTTCCAGATAATCATACATCTTTGCTATCAAATTTTCGCCACCATTTCCATCCAAAACTTTAGCATTTTGTCTAACAATATTTGGTGCATCTAATGGGCAGAATGCAATACCAACAAGTTGCATTAGATGCACATCAAAGATATCATCACCAATAAAAACAATTTCATGTGGCTGTACATCATAATCTTTACAAATCTCAGTTAGATAGTCCGACTTGTCTCTGTGTTCACCACTAAATCGATTAACGATTACATCAATCTTTCTGTTCTCACCAATTGCAACATTGAATGGATCACCAGTTAAAAATATAACTTCAAGACCTAGCGCACGAAAGCGTTTGATTGCAGTCCAATCTTTATCGCAGAATGTTTTGTATCTGACGGTGCCTTCTCTGTCGTAATATTTACGACCATCGGTCATTACACCATCAACATCAAGAATTATTAGTTTCAACATTTAACTTAAACTTTCTCAAAGTATCTTGTCTATCTACAAAATTAGATTGGCGACCATAGTGTTGTTTAAGTATGGATGGATACTTATTGTATAGATAGTCATTCATTTCATCCATAGCTTTTTGTTTATCGTAATAGCTATCACGGAATGGTTGATGAATCATACCAGAATGAACAACATGGGCTGGGCATTGAAACAAGTCATAGAATGTTTTATCAATACCCCATGCAATTTCTAAGTCCCAGTGACCAATAAACTCCATTAAGAACCTAAATTTTTCTTCGGTGAAGAAGCAAGAACCCATTTCAATGAAGTTTGTTTCCGAGAAATGACAAGATGGATCATTGAATAGTGGCTGATAAATCAAACTAGAATCGTGCGGCATAGATAATTGCCAGTATTGAAACTTGAATGTTTGTGCATACATAAGACCAATATTGAAGTCTTTGAAGCCAGTAATCAAATCATCATCAACGCAACCAATGTAGTTGTATTTACCAATAGGAATATCTCTCGCAACTGCTTGCATGATTTGCCATTTATGACCTTTGTGGCGTATCATGTGGTCATAAGAACCTGGCTCAGGATTGAAGTCATTGTAAACTACTAATAGTGTTTCGTAGTCACGGTCATTGTTTGTCCAACGCCAGTGGTCTTCTTCTTTCCAACGAGGATCGTGTGGCATTTCCATGCCAACTGGACATATAATTAAATTAGCCATATTTTGCTCTCACTTCAGGATGTTTGCAAGGATGTTCTGGCACATCTTTGCGACATAGTGTATAAAATGTATTGACATTACTTATCTGACATTCCTTAGAGATAAAATGCATTTCTTCAATTGGCATCTTCTTGTCTAAAAAATTAATTAGACCGTGAGTATCTGGATAGAATGTGCCTCTTGGCCATCCATAAGTCTCACGCATCGCATCTTTAACAAATTCGCTATACTTATGATTCCAAATGTAGAAGCAATCACACGCAAATCTATGTGTTCTCCACCATTCTGGATCTTCTGGAAATAAAAAGTTGAATTTGTTGAAGTCAATATCTTCATTGGCTATAACTTTACTGAAATGAATATCAAATCTAGTAAATACAATAACATCCAAATCTTCACCGATGAATGCGTCATGCAGTTTTGATTTGGATGTAAATGCATCAGAGGTTGCAAAGTCTGAGTAAACAACTTTCTTTGGCTTAACAGTCTCTAAGAATGTAGTTTCAGATTCTTGTGATGAAAATGGATAGGTAGATGCGTATATCACAGCATCGTGACCTTTATCAACAAATGGCTGAATAAGCATTTCTTGTATGCCATTCCAGCAATGAGTGAAGTCACGGCTGTATCCAGTTCTTGGATCGGTACCTTCAGTTATACCGTAGAAACCAAATCCAATCTTCATACAGGATGATAATCTACTACGGAGTAAAGTGCGCCCTCAATTTTGAATTGAGGAAAATGCTTCACAAAGATATCTTTTCCATCTGGGCGCATAGTCTTTATCTTCTTAACAATCTCATTATAGAAGTTCCACGCAAGAGGAATAAAAACGATGCCAGTTGCGTCAGAATATTTCTCCAGATACTGTGATGAATAGATTGGTACATTTACACCAGGTGCATACAAGCCTTGCTTCAATGGATTATCATCAATGATAAAGTCTGGTCCAATGCCAGCAAAATTCATCAGAGTATTTCCTTTTGCGGGTGCGCCATAACCAACAACAGTTCTTCCTTCTTTTTTCATTTTTTTAATGAAGTCGGCAAACTGTTTTACATTGTGGAGACAATCAGCTTCGTACTTGTCATAAGTTTCTGGTGAATACAACCCTTTGGTTGTTTCATGTGAAATAAGATTCTCAATTGTGCGTGGTGCTTTTGCAAATTTTGAAATGACAAAAATGTAACTCATGCCATGAACAGGCGATTTAATTACATCAATCAAATTCAATCCAGCACGTTTACATAGTGCATCAATAGATTTCACATTGTAGAAAGAAAGATGTTCGTGGTAAATTGTATCAAACTCACCATTCAAAATCATGTCGCATTGGGAGGTCGTAGCAAAGAGCAAACTGTCTTTGTGCATGACGTTCCTGATGTTTTGGAGTAATTCAAGCTGGTTGAAGTTGTGTGCGAATGCGTTTTGACATGTAATGATATCAAATCTTTCATGGGCAAATTCTTTACCCGTGAAGTATCCACAGACAACTTTGTGTCTTTCGGAAGAAGTAGCGAACAAATTTTCTGCTGGGTCAACTCCATATGTCTGTGCTCCTCTGTCTTGAAATGAATTTAATTGACTTCCATCATTACATCCAATATCTAGTACATTAATTGGCTTAGTTCCATACTTTTCGGCTGCAAATTCAGCAAACCAATCAAAGTAATCCAATTGAGTTTTAGCAGTACCGGAAACATATGCATAGTCTTTATACATTAAATCTGGATCAACTCTCACACTCAACTGAACGTGAAAGCATTCCTTACAACGATTGATAGCAAGTGGAAAGTATGATTCGGTATCATAAGCACTTTTCTTGTATGAGTTAGCAAGTGGTTGCTTACCTAAATCCAATACAGGTACCAAATCTTCACTGCCACAAGCAATACATTCTTCAATCATTTCATATTCTAGATTCATCATAGTATATTCTGAATTCATAGTTCTAACCATCGTGTGTTCTGTAAGTACCAATCGCTTACTTGTTTAATTCTTTCGCTGAATGCAATCTTTGGTTCCCAACCAAGATTACGCATCAAAGTGCCATCCAATGCATAACGCAAGTCGTGCCCTGGGCGAGAGTTATGGAAATCAAGCATTTCATAAATCAACTCTTTGTCTTGTGCTTGTGCTACAAGTTTAGCGAGGGTTAGATTATCAACTTCTTCTTTGCCAACAATGTTAAACTTAGCGCACTTAGCATCACCATAATCTGTTGGGCAAGCAGGCTTTGTAGTAATCAAAAACATCAATGCTTCGGCTACATCTGCGGCATGAATGTAAAATCTACTTCCAGCTTCGGTGCGGGCTGCATTTGAGTGAATGAAAATCTTTTCACCTTTACGAACACGGTCAATACACAATGGGATAAACTTCTCTGGTGTTTGACGCTCACCAAATACATTCATTGTATGTGTAATCATCATGGGCATCTTGTATGTGTTTTCATACGCAACACAGAATTCTTCTGCGGCTGCTTTAGATGCTGAGTATGGATTAGTTGAATTGTATCTTGCACGTTCGGTATACGCAACACCAGGAGGTGCTGAACCAAAGATTTCATCTGTGCTGAAATACAAGAATGTTTCCAAGTTGTCAAGTCTTCGTGCATACTCTAGTAAGTGTGCAGTGCCAATAGTGTTATCTTGAATAAATTCCATTGGATGTGTGATAGACCTATCAACATGTGATGATGCGGCTAGATGAAGAATCGTATCAATCTTGCCTAGCTTGTTGATGAAGTTATTTACAAGAGGATTAATCTCTGCTTTTAAATCATGGAATACAATATTAACTCTCCTACGAGTTTGTGTATCGTATTTCTCCAAGACTTCATGTAGGCGATTCAAATTACCGGAGTAATCTAGTCTGTCTAAAGTTGTAATATTCCAATCTGTCTTTTCAATCAACAAATCAATAACGTGGTGGGCAATGAAGCCACAACCACCAGTAATCAAAACATTCTTACTCATTAATAATTGCTCCTGTTGGTGCGATAACACCTTCTAGTCCTATAGGTTTAACTGTTGTCCACTTGTATTTGTTTAGATTCTTGTAATAAGAATGCTCAACATCAATATTATATTTCATCATATCGTTAAGTATATTATACAATTCTTTTCTAAAAATGTCAAGCAAATTGTAGTCCATATGCCACAATCTTAATTCAAATATTCTATCTACACCAGCATGTTCTTGATGTTGTTTAGACATCCACGAATCAACTGTTGGTAGAAATACAAAAGAATCTTTGAAGTCTTCTTGGTCCACGGTGAAGTTATCGTTTAGACAATAACGACCAGAGACTTTGTAAATTCTCTTGCTTTCTACCTTTTCAGTATAAAACTTATCAAGCATTGCAATAAAGCCTACAGTTTCAGCCAAACTTCTTTGACCTTGTTCAGATAGTCTTTGTATTTGGTCATTCCAACCAGTCCACAAAAACTTAACACCCAAATCATGCATGCCTTGAAGATAGCTTGCCTCTGGAATCTTATATGATGTATCAAACATGTATTTTACATTATTCGGGCACATCTTGTCAATAGACTTGACTGTGTTTACCGTCTGCTGATATCTTTCCTCATTTGAGAATACCGATAACTGCTTGACATTCAGAGCGGAAGAAATAAAAAAGATACCATCAACCATATGTCTTCTCAATTACTTTGCGCCACTCTGGTACTCTATCATACTGGTGAACAATAGTGAATTCGTGCCTATGACTTGTCCATACTTTGCCATCTTCAAAGATTGGTGTCTTCTCTAGCAAGTGTGGTCTGAATTGTTCAATCTTACTTGGATCGCCAGTCGTACCAAGTTGACAAGCCCAACCATCTTCCGATTTCATATAGAGTGATGTGTCTGTGTATGGATGCTGTGAAATCATAAAGTTGAATGTAGATTGGTCACAGATTGGAATTGGGCGATTGATAGCCGCCGTGAAGATGTTGATACACAAATCACGCATAGCTGAACCAGTACCAGCTAGAACACCAACGTTGTATATTTCATTATCTTTGAATTTATCATAGATGTATTTACCATAAGTCTCAAGCAAATTTTGATTGCCCCATGCTTCATCTTTATACAGAATGCTTTCGGAAGCAAACATTAGATTCTTGTCGCCAATGTTTTCTTCAATAAACTTAATTGGATTTTTCTGGAAGATAACATCTTTAACGTCAGTGGTAATAACATACCGATAATCATTTCGGCATAGATGTTCATAGATGTGGATGAATCTCTCAACATGAACGGGAATTCCTTCATGTTTATACACAAGATTGCCTTGTGCATCTTGTTCAAATCCTATAATTGTGAAACCTGCGTCAGCTACTTTCATTGTAGTCTCGCGGTCACAATTCATAAGAACTAGAACCTTGTCACCATCAAAGCCACTCTGATTGATTGAGTTAACCCAATACTTTAAAGTGTCCCAAGTATATCCGGTACTTGCACCGATAATCAAATCTTTCATAATAAACTCCTTAATAATATATATCTGTCTTACTGACCTGGTGTGTCTTTCTTGTATTTCTTTGCCAAGATAGAAGTGCCATCATTACCTGCGCCAGATGGTGGTAAAATGTCAGCATCAGGTACTTTTTTTTCTTCTTGTACACTTTTATGTAGTTGTACTCCAGTAACCTTCTGCACAAGTTCCCAAACTTCTTTTGTTTTCTTTTGGGCAAGGTATTCATCAAACTTTTTCTTTTGCTCTGGAGTTGCTTTCTGTTTGAACTTAATTAACTCCATGATGCCAATGTTACCAGCATAAGATGCTTCATTTATTTTCGCTTGTTCTTTGAAATTGTTCATTTCATCCTCTTGTCAAATTCAATATCTTTTGTATCTGAGTTTCAAGTGTAGCTTTACGATTTGGCCACTTGATGATTGGTTGGTCAGCAGTTTTCAATAGTTTAGTTAGAAATGGTAATACAAGTTTTTCAACTTCATGTAAACGTTGTTTGTATTCTTCTACAGTTTCTTCTTTCTCAGCGATAACCGAATTGTATTCTTCTTCGTTTGTAGCGGTAAATCCAAAATCATCTTCACCATACTCTTTCATAATCTCCGTTAAGTCAAATTTCTTATCGGCCATTACTTGCTCCAATTCTTTGCGGCATTAAAGTTAGCATGTGCAAACTCTAGTCTATCAATCAACTTAACTGCATTGCCTTTTAGTTTATCTACCGCTACAAAACCTTCTGGATTTGTAATCTTAAAGCCATCATCTGTGCGTAAGAATGTATTTGTAACTTGTTTCATACCTTGCAACTTCTTCACAATCATGTTCTTTGAATCTACAAGCATGTTCATTAAGTCAAATATGTTTTTCAATTCGCTTGCATTGTTGCGATAGAACCGCATAATCTCATTCTTCTCTGCTTGACGTTTCAATTTTGTTTCTGCTTTTTTAGCATCAAGAATTTCTTTGTTAAGTTTAGCTTCAACCCACTTAATCAATTCTTGTGTATGTTTATAAGTATCTTTAATTGCTTGACCTTCTCGCACTTTGGTATTGTTGAAAGTCTTAATTTGAACAAGAAGATTCTCCGATGCGGAAATTCTATTCAATGTCATTGAGTTTAGTTTCTGAAATATCGTACCAGCTTGCGAAAGCAAGTATGTAACATCTTTAGTTTCTTGTTCGGTGAAAGATGCAGTACCAGATGCGTCAACAAAGTAAGCATCACGGAACCAAACATCTTTGGTTGCTTTCAAGTGATTGATATCAATGTTGAAAGATGCTTTCATATCATTGAAAGTTTTACCTGTGTATGAAGTATGAAATACAATACCCATTTGAGCAGATAGCATACTTCTTGCTAATGCGCTATCACTAGGCACAGCATACACGATTGTGTTTGGTTGAAATGTGATGTATGATTCGCCTTCAATGCTTTGCTTCTTCAAGTCGCCTTTAGCGAACATCATATCGCCTTGAAGAACGCCAGTGATTCCCAGTTTTGGTAGATATCGCAAAGCAACTTTTAGTTTAGCATTCAATCCTTCTGATGGATGATTGTTGTCAATATCAGCATCTGTGTAATTCAGTTTTGGATTTACGTTGAAGACGCCTTTAGTGCCAACAAAGAATTTGCCATTGTCTGGATTGATACCAGCAAACACAGCAGGTGCACCATCCCATTTCGTAGTCACGTTAACTTTTGATTCTGCATGACCAGCAAGCATATCACGCAAGGAACGAAGGAATGCAATAGCATCTCTTGCGCCAGCAACACCACGATTTAATACTTCATCCTCAATGTGTTCAAGATGAAGATTGGCGCCTTCTTTCTTTGCGCCTTCTGTTAAGAATTCTGTGAATTTCATATTTCTTTTGCTTTTGAGCCAATCAATCTTTTTGGCATAATCAGAACACGAACATTACTATACGTTTTTCCATCAGATTCATAGTTTCTTCCTGATGAATATCTTGCACCAATAATTGAAGTGTAATCAGCTTGCATAAATTCTTTTACATCTGGATTGTAACTTGCATGTGCGGAAAAAACCATATGATGTTTTCCAGCTCTTGCAGTAAACGATACATCACCTTGGCCAATCAAATGAATATTGTCTATTCCAAATTTTGTTTCGCCAAACTGTGGACCATATACAGCTTTACCAATAAGTGTTTTGTCTTTTATTGTTCTAAAGAATCTTTCTTTACCATTAACGATTGCAGTGTGAAAGCCAGTTAAAGTTTTTAAAAAAGCAACAAGTGTTTTATCTTTTGATATTGAGCCATTTTTGCTACCGTCAGCTTTAGTGGTAATACCGCTATACTGTTGAAATCCACTGGCATCTCTACCCATTTTATGAGAGATAAAACACACATCTACAAACTTCTTTTTCTTAGCATCATATGTTACCAAAGCAATATCAGCCTTAGGTGTGCCTTCAACTTTATTTGCACCATAAATTTCTTTGAATGTGTGCTTACCGGCAACAACAGTTATTGGAGATCCAATCTTAGCGATGTATCCATTAATTTGTTGAAGGACAGCTAATTCACCACGCTCAGTTGGTGTTGGTGAATTTAGCGCATATGATTTGTCTAGGTCTTTAAACTTATGAAGAAGACCGTGTACTTTAGCTGAACCTGCCATGTATACTCCATTTTATAGAGTATTTATACACGGACTCCTTCAAACTTGGAATTGAACTTCCTCTCACGATTACCAAAAGTATTCAGTGGCTTATCATCTGGAATCTGACCAGAATCAACTATAGACTGCGCTGAATCTTCAACATCATACAGTTTCATTTTAGCCCTATCAACACCAATAACAAACTTCTTGTTTGAACTAGGATCATTATAGCGATTTTTCAACTGTTTCACCATGATTTGATTCAATTGTTCCAATTCTTCCGTATTGATTAGCGCAAACATAAAGTCAGCAGTCGCAGGAAGACCAAAAGATTCTGAGGTATCAGTCAAGTCAACATCGGAATTACTGAAACCAGACCTTGTTGTTTGTGTAGCTGAAACAACTGGCACATTAAATTCCACAGCAAGACCACGCAATTCTTCTGCAATAGCTTTAACATAAGTGTATGAATTTACATTCGCACCTTGTTTCAACCTAGATGAAGAACAAATATTCAGATAGTCAATGAAGATAATCTTTGGGCGAAAACTCTTTTTCAATTGCAATTCATTCAACAAAGACCTGAAGTGCATAGAACTTGCACTTGCAGTTGGATACTCTTTGATGATTAGTTTGCCTTGTGTTTTGTTTTTCACACCTTGAAAGCGTTTTTCATAATCTTCTTTGCTTATCAAATGCAAGTCATCAAGTTTAATGTTCAAGAGGTTCGCATCAATGCGTTCCGCAATCTTTTCCTCAGCCATTTCCATGGTGATATAAAGAACGTCAAAGCCTTGTGATATACAGCCCGAAGCCATGTGGCACATGAACAAACTTTTTCCCACGCCAGTTCCAGCAAGAGCGATATTAAGCGTCTTGTTAGGTAGACCACCTTTTGTAATTTTGTTAAAGAAATCCAAATCAAAGGGGACTCGTTCTTCTTTGCGATGGTAGAATTCAAATCGTTCTTCATAATCATTTATGTAATCGTGACCAACATTTCTATCAAATGAAACACCGAGAGCATCAGAAAGAATCTTTGGAATTTCACCTTTTGCTTTGGTGCCAAACTTATCATCCAGAATTGTAACTGATTCCATGATTGCATTATACAATGCTTTATCTTGGCAAAACTTTTCTGTGTGTTCAGTCAGCCATTGAATATCAGTTGGATCATCTTTGTTCGCTTTGATATCACTCAAAATTTGGATTGAGTTGCGAACCTGTTCTTCGGTGAGTTTCTTGCTCTCAGTAAAGTTAATCACCAGTGCTTCATAAGTTGGAAGATTTTTGTATTTTTCTACAAATTCTTTTATCTCATTGTAGATGGTTCGTTCATTGTTATCTGAGAAATATTCTGTTTGAATGAATGGCAATACCTTACGTGCGTATTCATCATTATATATCAGATTCTTCAGAATAGAGAGTTCTAGTCGGTTCAATTTGTTTTTCCGTTAAAATTAATTCTGTTAGTATGTCACCTAACATTGTAACAAAAGTTGCATCTTCTGTCAATGCATCCTTGTCATATTTCATCAAATTAACCACATGGTATCCAAACTTAAGTTTAGCCATGTTAAGTTCCTCTGTTACAGATGCATAGGTATAATAGTATACAACACCAGCATAGTCACCCCGGAGGATTTCTATGCCAGTTAAATCTGTATCTTCAAAGTCGTGAAGTTTAAAGTCTACGCCTTCTTTAAACTTCTTCGGTTTCTTCCAAAACATCATTTTGCCCCATAATGTTTCCGTAAGAGATTTCATATTTCTTTCTCACAAAATCTTTGAAGTCCTCGCTTGCAAGAATCTCACCCCAAAATTCTTCATTCATGGTATCAGCAAGGCGTTTCTTATCGCTCATTTCTCCAGTTTCTCTATCAACTTTACAATACCAACCATTTGTTGGTTTAATAACATGCCCAGATTCAAGAGCAATATCAATTAAACCAGACCATTTGTTGATACCGCCATCATAAGATACGCTAACAGGAATCTTAGACTTCTCTTTAACATACCGTGATTTCTCAACGTTGATAATGAAATTGTAGCCAGTAATTTCTGTGCCATCTTTTTCTTGTTGGCGACCGATGATGAAAATATTATCAGCCGAGTAGTATGAACCAGTACCACCACCAACAATTGCTTTCGGGAACATTCCAATTTCCATGTATGTGTGATTAACAACAACCATTGGAATATCTTTTAGATTCAAGTGAGGTGTAACCATACGGAACAAACTCTTAACTTGTTTCGCTCGGCTCATGTCAGCAACAGATTTACCTTCAAGTGCATCATCAATTTCTTTCTTTGATGCAAGGTTACCGATAGAATCAATGATAATCATCACCCTATCGTTTCGCTCAATACCTTCCAACTGTTTCATTATGTCAAACTTGAGTTGTTCAATATCTGTAAGAGGAGTATGGAGCACCCGCTCTGTGTCAATACCAAAAGTATCAAAATAAGACTGCGGAGTACCAAACTCTGAATCGTAGAAGATAAGAACTGCTTCATCGTATTTGTCCATGTAAGATTTAGCCATCAACAAACTAAATGCAGTCTTAAAGTGCTTTGATGGACCAGCCCACATTGTAAGACCAGGCGTTAGACCACCCTCTAATTTACCAGATAACGCAACATTCACCATAGGAATGGATGTTGGTATCAT